ATCGACACAGACTCTGAAGACCATTGTTTGTCTGGTGATACAAAAGTAGTTACAAATCGGGGACACATAGAAATATCTAAATTGGTTGGAACTAATGGTTATGTAAAAACGATTAATGGTAAATGGACAAAATATCACGATTGCCGCAAGACTAGAAAAAACGCAGACGTGGTAAAAATATATTTCTCTGGTGGAAGATCAGTAACTTGCACTAAAGATCATAAATTTATGTTATTAAATAAAAAATGGGTAAATGCTATTGACTTATATGATGAGAGTTGCCATAATAGGGTTATAATAAATAATCCTAGGAGGTTAAACTTATGGAAGTCAATGTTATCTGTAGCACTACCCAAGAATTTAATGGTGAGAACTACTGGTTATGTGGACAATATTTCCAGCGGAAAGGAAAACGATTACATAGGACAGTTTGGGAATATCATAATGGGAAAATACCAAATGGGTATGCTGTCCATCATAACGACCATAACAGAAGTAATAACCAAATCGGAAACTTATCTCTTGAAATTGATAAGAGGCACGCTTCTATCCATGCAAAAATTTCAGATCATTCAAAATGGATTGAATCTATGCATAGAGGGGCTTCCTTATGGCATGGAAGTCCAGAGGGTAAAAAATGGCACAAATTACAATACGAACAAAACTGCAAAGGGAACATTAATAGAAAAATTAGTAAAGTATGTGGATATTGTGGAAACGAATATCAAGGGCAAGTGTTTTCAAAATATTGCTCAAGAAAATGTCAACAAAGAAGTTGGCAAGGGGTTCGTAATCCCCGTAAAGATTGAACCTGCTGGCAAAACAGATGTTTATTGTTTAGATGTAGAAGACACCTCCCATGCCTTTGCGGTATGTGGAGGTATTCTTGTTCATAACTGTTATGATGAAGCGTGTCACATTATGATGCAAAGACCAGTAAGAGCGGAAAAGGTGGTTAATGCCGTTAGCAGACCGCCTTCTGGCGCAAGCGATGTTGCAAAACTGGAACGTGAAAAGATTTGGGCAGACGTGCTCGAATCGGAAATGATGGAGAATGAAGCAAATGTCTGGTGAAATTATTGCATTTTTGGTTATTCTTCTTTTAATCGCGCTTTTTGGAGTTATTTTTGTTCAAATACTCTTTATTAAAACAATTTTTGAGAATTTCGATGCCAAAGAGAAAGACCTCCTGAACCGAGTAATGTCAAGAAATTACGAGACTTATGTCCAGGCCGAAGTCGTCCAGAAGGATAAAGAACCGTTAAGTCCGGAAGAAATATACGAAAAGGAACTTGAGCGCGGAATTCCAATATGAAGAAAGAAATATTCAAGGATAAAGACAGTTTAAAGATATTCATCGATAAGTGCTTTGATGACCGTCTTGATACTACGCGGATGATGATCGAACAAATCATCTCTCGGAATATCCTGTATTATATCGGCGAACAGTACCTTGAGTATTTGCCTTCAACTGGTCAGTTCCGCCGGCGAACAGGAACGGCTTTTCTTCCAACTCCCGTAAGTAACTTGATCCGGGAGTTTGTGCGAAGTGTAGTTGCCATGTTGATGAATCAGAAAATGAGTCCGCGAGTGTGGCCGAATACAAACGAAAAAGAAGACGTGCAGGCTTCCGACGCAGGACAGGCGCTACTTGTTAGTCTTGATCAGGCAAACGATGCTTGTTTTTTTGATGAAAAAGAAAAACTTGCCATCATGATTTGTTTATCTGGAACCGCTTTTATGAGGACTTATGCGGACGCAAATGGTGGTGTGTGGCTACCTGATGGCTCAAAAACGGGCGACGTGGCCGATGAGTGCATCCTTCCGTTCAATGTTCGTCTTGATTCAATGGGAGATAAACTGAAAGATAAACGGTGGTTGGGTATTCAGTCGTTGAAAGACAAAGAATGGACCGAAGATACATATAAAGTTAAAATAGAGAATAACGACGAAAGTAAAGCGCAAATCGATTACCAGAGATATTTAAGCAAGCTCGTCCAGAGCGTAAGCCCATGGAAGGGACGCCCGATGGTAGTTTCGAGTTTTAATAGCGAAGAGGACGACGATAATCTTGTGATGTTCCGGGAAATTGAGTTTAAGCCGACTAAAGAACATCCGTTTGGATATTATGCAGTTTGTTGCGGGGGAAAAGTCATCTATCAGAAAGACAGGATGCCCATTCGCGCCACAGATGAAGAATGGTATTACTCTTTGACCGATTTCCATTACAATTACGTACCGGGGCGCTTTTGGTCAGATCCTGGCGTAAACGACTTAATCAGTCCACAAAACATTATTAACGAAATTGATCAATCTTTGGCAATAAACCGTAAGGGAATGGGCCGTCCGAAAGTTATTACAACCGGAGAGATAGGACTCAAGAAGATCGGCTTAGGAGGGCACGGTTTTCTTGCTCTTCAGTATAGTCCTATTATGGGCCAAAAACCTGATTTTGTGCAGGGGACACCGTTACCAGTTCAGGTTCTGGAAGAAAGAAGTTTGCAAAAAGCAGGGTTTCAGGACGCTTCGGGTGATCCTAAAAACGTATTACAGGGACAACAGCCAAGCGCGAACGCATCGGGGATCCTTACAGAAGGTTTAAGGGAAACTGCTGAAAGAGGACGATACCCCGACCTTGAACGATTCAACCGATCATTGACCAGAGTATACAAAAAACGTCTTCTGGTGGCTCAGGAGGTCTATACGGAGGAACGCCTCATAAAGACACTAGGCCTGGGGAATAAGGTTAAGATAACGAAATTCAAGGCCAGCGACTTGAGGGGAAACACCGACGTTCGTCTTGAACTGGATTCCGGGTTAATAGGAACGAAGTCCGGCCAGGCGCAAATGCTCATCAATATGATTCAGGCTGGTTTCTTTAAGGAAGGCGAAATTGACCCGACGTTGAGACAAGAAGTTTTGCAAAGAATGGGGATGAGCACGTTTACGGATGAAGTTGACAATGATGTTGAACGCGCAGAAGCGGAGAATGTTTCTATTGCGTCCGGTGAAGTGACTGTCATGCTGGCCGAGCAGCAACAGAATCCACAAACAGGAGAGACTGAAGACGTTGTTCTTGTTGACGACCCGATGTTTAAATATGACAACCACGGAACACATTATGAAGTGCATCGGAAATTCATCATATCACCTGAGTTCCGGGAACTTCCGGTTAAGACACAGACGATTGCGATTGCTCATGCGGATCTTCACAAGAAGCTCATTGACGAGCAACCGCCTGATATTAGAGATTATGTCCAGATTGACAAACTCTTACTTCCCGGAACACTTAAGGAATCTGAAAGGGCGCAGGTAGTCACAAAGTATCTTGGCATTACACCGGGAACGGAATCAGTCACGGGTACCCCCGATGCCGATACAATCGCCAAACTTGGACAGAAAAGCGCATCTGATAAACAGAAAAACGCACTGAAGCAGGCAGAAATTAAGACGGATTTTATGAAACACATCATTACGGAAACAGGTAAGGCCTTCGTCATGCGAAATCAGAAAAGCGATAAAGGTAAGTAATGGACGAAATAATTCAGCTTCTAAAATGGTTGCAGGAAAAGAGATTTTTTGGAAAGATAACCCTTGAAGTCCACTGTGAAGATGGCGGGGCCGTCAGGATACTTAATTTAGCCGAAAGCATAAGACCGACTGATATAAGGAAAATTATTTTAAAGAAGTAAACTTTAACCTATCTAAAAAATGGAGGGGAAAATGCAAGACAAGGAATTAAGAAAACTATTAAAGGAAGTTGGGGTTATTGAGGAGAGCGCTGGCAATTATGTATTTGTTTCTTTTCCAATGGAAAAATTACCAGTAAGGCTTCGGCAACTAGATGACAGCATTGGAGAATTACGGGAAAAACTTGATGAAATGGTGATGCTTATTGATATTTGTCAGGAATACAACAATCACCTCGAAGCAATTATCGAACATCTAGGGGTCAGTTTTGAAAAAGTAACGGAAGTTGGGACAAGATTACGGGTGGTAAAAAAGTAACAATTAACACATAAGCTATCTGAAAAACAGAGGCGCATTTAACTC